AGGGTGAGGTGTTAGACATCGGGGCTAACTTAGGTACGTTTTGTATACCCTTGGCTAAGAAGGTATCAAAGCATATCTATCATGCCTTTGAGCCACAACGAATAGTCTACTACCAGCTATGTGCCAATACATTTATTAATGGGCTAGATAATGTTCATTGCCATAACTTCGGTATGTCCGACAAAGAAGAACGGCTAGTGCTTGTAATGCCTGACTATACAGCCGAGGAAAACATTGGCGCATTTAGCATGGACAAGGAAGTTCGTGAGAATGACTACGAGTGCAAAACAGAAGGTGTCAAAGAACCATTGGTGGTGTTTACTTTGGACTCAGGCTCACATCAAAACGTACGCCTTATTAAGATTGACGTAGAGGGGCATGAGCTTGAAGTTATTAAAGGGGGTATTGAAACCATTAAAAAGAACAACTACCCACCGATTATCTTTGAAGTATGGACATGGAAGCCATGGTTTGAACCTAGACGTAAAGCATTGCTTGAATACCTAGAAGGTCATGGCTATAAGATACAACAGCTAGGGCAGAATAATTTAGCTACGCATGGGGGCGCTAAGTGACACCTTTTTATGCAATGCCCTCAAAATCAATGATAGCCGACGAACTTCTTAATTTTGCTATGGGCACTGGAGATTGGCAACCATACTATAACTTTAATGCAGTTCAAGTACCATTTGATCTTGCGTTTAAGGATCCAGTGATTAAAGCCATTGGGCTAAAGTATCCACTAGCAATGGGCGTAATACGTTTGAATCCATACACAACATACGACTGGCACATAGATGGTAGGCGTGGGGCATGCATCAATATGTTGTTAAATGATGCTAAAAGTTATTGTTTGTTTTCGGTGGGTAGAACAGAAGCAACCCATGAATTTTTAGAATTAAAGTACCAACCAAAAACGTACTATGCGTTTAATAATCAAATATCACACATGGTAATTAACTTTGAAGAACCACGGTATTTAATGAGTGTGGAATTTCAAGAAGATAAATATCATCTAACTTTTGAACAATTATTGCGGGAGATAAAATGAGCGAACCAATTCCTTTTGCTGGCTGGGTAGACGTAGATGACAACATCCAAGAAACCCTGCGATTATTAGCTGGAACAGACCCTAAAAACATGCCAAAATACATAGTATTAGGCGATGGCGCCGTGTATTTTTACCGTAAAGAGGAGCAACGATATGCCTTATGTGAACAAACCCCGCCCTTACAAGAAAGAATATGAACAATATGATGGTACGCCGGCGGTTAAGAAGAAACGGGCGCAACGTAACAAAGCTCGTCGAATTATGGAGCAGGCTGGGCTTGTCCACAAAAGAGATGGGAAAGATGTTGACCACAAAGTCCCTCTATCTAAAGGCGGAAAAACGGTACGTAGTAATCTTGCGGTCAAAGATGCGGAGAGCAATAGATCGTTTAGCCGAAACTCAGATCACTCAGTAAAAAAGAACAAACCTAAAAATGGAAATAGTAAATAACAAAGCCATAGTAGTTACTACAAGACGCCCCAATCTTGTAACAGAGTGCATTCCCAAAAGCCAAGTGATTGAAACCAACGGCGACCTACATAAGGTTGCTGTTCGGTGGGGCTTAGACGAAGCACAAGCCCTATCAAAGCTTAAGATTAAAAACGTACCATCCCCTATCCAAAGAGATTACAAGTGGCCTGGGCTTTATAAACCTATGGATCACCAAAAAGAAACGGCTAACTTTTTAACCCTTAACAAACGTGCATTTTGTTTTAACGAACAGGGTACAGGTAAAACAGCCTCGGCTATATGGGCTGCAGACTATCTGATAGAGCAAAAGAAAGTTTATAAAGTATTAATCATTTGCCCTTTATCTATCATGCAATCTGCGTGGCAGGCTGATCTATTTAAATTTGCAATGCACCGAAAAGTTGGTGTTGCATACGGCGACAAAGATAAAAGAAAAGCAGTGATTGAAAGTGACGCTCAATTTGTAATCATCAACTATGACGGCGTAGACATCGTAGCCGACACCATTGCAAAACAAAACTTTGATTTAATAATTATTGATGAAGCAAATGCGTACAAAACTATTACTACTAAACGCTGGAAGACGCTTAATCACATCATAACCCCACGCACATGGATATGGATGATGACTGGTACGCCAGCAGCACAGACTCCTACTGATGCGTTTGGTTTAGCCAAGATGCTTGTACCTGATAATGTGCCTAGATTCTTTAGTGCTTTTCGTGACCAGACCATGGTACAAATTACCAAGTTTAAATGGCTACCAAAACCTGACGCAAGCACAACTGTATTTGATGCACTGCAACCCGCAATCCGATTTAAGAAAGAAGATTGCTTAGACCTACCGGAGGTTACACATGTTTTTCGGGACGCCCCCCTTACTGCGCAACAGACGAAATACTACAAAACGCTCAGAGACGAGTACCTTATGGCAGCGGATGGCGAAGAAGTTAGCGCCGTTAATGCTGCGGTTAAGATTAATAAACTCCTACAAATTAGTGGAGGGGCTGTCTATTCTGATACCGGTGCTGTCGTTGAGTTCGATGTTAGTAATCGTTTACGTGTTATTGAAGAAGTAATTGAAGAAGCCAGCCACAAAGTTCTTGTCTTTATCCCATTCACGCATACAATAGAATTACTCAAGATACATTTGAGAGGGGCGGGTATTACCTGCGAGGTTATCAATGGGCAGGTTCCAGTAAACAAACGAACCGAGATATTTAAAAGGTTTCAAGAGCAAACCGACCCTAAAGTACTTCTCATACAACCACAGGCTGCTGCACACGGAGTCACACTAACTGCTGCAGATACTATTATTTGGTATGCACCAGTAACATCTATAGAGACATACTTACAGGCAAATGCACGTATTGATAGGCAGGGACAAAAGAATAAGATGACTATTGTGCATATTAAGGGTAGTCCCGTAGAGACTAAGTTGTATCATATGTTGCAGAATAAACTCGATGTACATACAAAAATAATTGATTTGTACCGACAAGAAGTTGACAATAAAGAGTTGACATAGTAAAGTAGTAGGTGTAGTATTAATTAATGGGCATAGACCCAATATTTAACAAGGAAAAAAAATGAACGATGCCGAAGCGGTAGTACAACCCGTCGCCGATATGGACAAACTGGTCAAGATCTATATCAAAATACGTGACGCCCGTGACCAATTACGTCGTGAACTAGAAGAGAAAGAAGCTGATCTCAATGAGCAGCTATCTCTGATAGAACAAGAAATACTAGAAGTCTGCAAAGTAACCAATGCCGATAGCATTAAGACTAAACATGGTCTTGCTATGCGGGCGGTTAAGAGCAGATTTTGGACAAACGATTGGGAGAGCTTTTATAAGTTCTTGCATGAGCACGAAGCTCCTGATCTGCTTGAGAAAAGAATTCATCAGACCAATATGAAGCAGTTTTTGGAAGAGAATCCGGACTTGCATCCCGCCGGTTTAAATGTGGATCGCACATACGCTATAACTGTTAGGAGAAGCAAATGAGTAACGTCGCCTTATTTAATAACCAACTACCCGACTATCTTAAGGAAGTCGAACTTGATGATGTAACCAAAGCCCTATCAGGTGGCGGTGGCTCACAAATTAAACGCATTGCGCTTGGCAATAATAAGATTGTGCTTAAAGTGGATGGTACAGAAGTATCTAAGACCAACACCGGCAAGCTAGAAGTTGTTATTGTTAACGCCTCTAAGCACGTATCAAGAACTTTTTATGCTAAAGCATGGGATCCAAAAGCTGATGCTGCACCACCTGATTGCTGGTCTAATGACGGTGATAAGCCTGATGCGTCTATTAAGTCACCACAATCATCAGCATGCGCTAACTGCCCACAAGATATTAATGGGTCAGGTCAGGGTAATACCAAAGCATGTCGTAAGAACCGCCGTATTGCAGTAGCTTTGGCGTCTGATTTAGATGGCGATGTTTATCAAATGACATTGCAATCCAAGTCTATTTTCTATGACATGAAAGACCCTGGTGATTTAGAGCACATGCCATTTAACCAATACGCTAAGTACGTTGGCTCACAAGGCTACAACTTAAATAGTTTGGTTACTGAGATGCGCTTTGATGAAGACTCAACAGTTGGTAAGTTGTTCTTCAAACCAGTGCGATTCTTAGAGCGCCATGAATGGGAGCAAGCCAAGAAACTTGGTGAAACTCAAGCTGCTAAGAGCGCAGTTACTATGACAATTGCACAAGCAGACGGCATTAAACCTAAGCTAGCTGCGCCAACAGCAAAGGCAGAGGTAGCCAAAGTTGAAGTTGAAGCGGAGTCAATCCCTGAGCCTAAGAAGCGTGAAGAGAAAAAAGCTGAGCCGACTGCTAAACGAGACTTGAAAGCCGTGATGAGCGGATGGTCCACTGACGAAGAAGCATGAGTCTAAGAGGTTATAGTCTCCGTCTTGTTGAAGCAATAAAAGCTGGCAACCCTCGGCACCCGGGGGTTCGCCTTGGCAAGCATTGCATCGCAAAGGGTATACCAGTATCACAGATTGCTAAGAAATTTGGCGTCTCCCGTATGACTATGTACACATGGTTTACGGGTGGTGGTACCCCACGCAAAGACAAGATTGAACTAATAGAGAAAATACTAAGCAGTTAACGTCTACGGGGACAGCTAGCTCGACGGAGCGAATCGGGATATTGCCGAATCCCTTGCTGTCCTTATTTTTTCGGTGTTGAGGAACTATGGCAACAACAGATCTATTGACCGCAGTACTAGCACCCGAAGGAGAAGGGCACTACTGTATTGTCGGTTTACGGCAGGACGGGTCAAAACCCCCAGTACAAACATTTCACGCAACTCTCGTGGAAGCACAAGCACAAATTGATGTTTTACTACAGGAAGAGTGCAACGTATATTTTGCTTGCGCTAAATACAAAGACCCCAAAGAAGGGCGGGTTCAACCTAACGGTGACATTATCAAAGCGTTTTGGGTGGACATTGATTGCGGAGAAGGTAAGCCATACGCAGACCAAGCAATCGGTTTAGATGTGCTTAAACAGTTTTGCAAGAAGATTAATATGCCACTGCCGTCCATAGTTAATTCAGGGCGGGGTATACATGCGTATTGGAGATTAAAGACTGTAGTTACTCGGACAGAGTGGCGCCCAGTAGCAGAGCGACTCAAGGCGCTTTGTGAAGAACACGGCTTTGATGCTGATCCATCCAGGACCGCAGATAACGCATCTATTTTACGTGTATCAGAAACACTTAATTTTAAAGAAGACCCACCACTTGCCGTAGACATACTAAAGCTACAGCCTGAAATTGACTATGAATACGTCAAACAAACCATAGGCGTTTTAGTTGCACCTGACTGGATGCCTCGGCAGTACAGCGAGTCTGCGTTATCTTTATTAGGCAATAAACAAAGCCGATTTAAAACCATCATGATTAAGACCATGAATGGGCAGGGCTGTGCACAGCTTGAAAATATTGCAATAAACCAAGACACAATTGAAGAACCACTATGGAGAGCAGGCTTGTCTGTAGCGGCGGTCTGCGTAGATAGAGATGAAGCCATCCATAAAATATCCGAAGCACACCCTGAGTACTCGCCGGAGAACACGGAGCGTAAGGCTAATCAGACAAAGGGGCCGTACACATGTCAAACATTCGAAAAACTTAACCCTCAAGGCTGTGAAGGCTGCCAACACAATGGTAAGATATCGTCGCCGGTGCAGCTCGGATCTGAAATCGCTGCTGCAGAAGATAACGTCATCGTGGAAACAACGGAGACTGGTCAAGAGGAAGTTTTCGATATACCACAATACCCATTCCCGTATTTTAGGGGGAAGAACGGCGGTGTTTATATCGAGATTAGGGATGACGATGGAGGTAGTGACGCAATAAATATATACGAGCATGACCTGTATATTGTCAAACGCCTGCATGATCCTGCCAAAGGCGAGTCAGTTTGGATAAGACTGCACCTACCAAAAGATGGCATGAAAGAGTTTGCCATGTCGGCTACAGACGCAATGACGTCAGAAAAGCTACGGGATAAGCTAGGCTACTTTGGGGTCATAGCAGCTAAAAAACAAATGGATGCGATTATGGGATACATGATTGCGTCAGCAAAAAACCTACAACATTCAATGGAGTTAGAAGTTATGAGAGATCAGTTTGGTTGGGCCGACAAGGATCAAAAGTTTATTATTGGTGAGCAAGAAGTTTCAGCAGAAAAGGTAGCGTATAGCCCACCTTCAGTAGCTACTGGTTCATTGGCCGACTATTTAAAACCAAAGGGTAGCTTTGAAGAATGGCAGCGTATAGTCAAGGTATACGACCAGCCTGGGTTTGAACCTCATGCCTTTGGTTTCTTTACCGCCTTCGGCGCCCCATTACTTAAGCACCTCAAACTTAAAGGTGCCATTATTAACCTAGTAAACAATACATCGGGTACTGGTAAGTCAACCATATTAAAGATGTGTAATAGCGTATGGGGTCATCCTGAAGAGCTTATGCTGCAGTGGAAGGACACAATGAACTCCATGATTCACCGCCTTGGGGTTATGAATAATCTACCCGTAACTATTGACGAAGTTACCAAGATGAGCGGCGACCACTTCTCAGACCTACTTTATGCTGCATCGCAAGGTAGAGGTAAGAACCGTATGAAACAGCACGAGAATGCTGAGCGTGCAAATGCTACTAAATGGGGCACCATTTTATTAACTAGCTCTAATGCCTCCTTTTATGACAAGCTATCATCCCTTAAAGCTACCCCCGATGGCGAGTTTATGCGCCTCTTAGAGTACAAAATTGAGCTTACAGGCACACTGTCTAAGCAAGAAGCCGACGAGATATTCAATGCTTTGTACGAGCACCATGGGCACGCAGGAGTAAAGTACGCCCAGTATTTAGTTACTGATTTAGAAGAAGCCATGGATCTTGTTATGCAAGTCCAGCAACGTATTGATAAAGCCGTTGATATGAGTAATCGTGAGCGGTTCTGGTCGGCTGTAGCTGCATGTAATATCGCCGGCGCTTTAATTGCTAAGGATTTAGGGTTAATTGATTTTGATATACATAGGGTATATACCTGGATTGTTGCAGAACTCAAAATCATGCGGCATGAAATTAAAGCCCCAACCAAGGGTGTGACTGACGCTATCAGTGAGTTTATTAACGAACATCGTGGCACCGTGCTGGTAATTAATGACGAAGCCGACGGTCGTACTGGCATGGAACAACTGCCTATTGTTGAGCCTAGATGGGACAAGCTGTACATCCGCATCGAGCCTGATACTAAAGAAATGTACATTAACGCCAAGCAGTTTAGGAAGTACTGCACCGAGAACCAGATTACTTTGAAAGATGTGCTGACTTCCTTGGAAGTAGATAAAGCCTACCTTGGGCTTAAGAAGAAGCGCATATCCAAAGGCACCAAGATTAAATCAGGGGCTATTGACTGCTTTGCCTTTGACCTGTCGGCTAAGGCTTTTGAAGACGAGCAACTTATTGAAATAGCACAGGATACGCCGGAAGATGCTGATCCACGGTCTAAGCTTCAGAGTTAACTGGAAGAACTTTGTGGTTGGGTCATCCTTTTTTATACCTTGTTTGGATACGGAAGGGGCCCTAGCCCAAGTTAAACGCACCACAAAGCGGCTTGGGTACAAGATTAAGACTCAAATTGTTGTAGAAAAGGGAATACGTGGGTTGCGGGTATGGCGGATTAGGTAGTATTATCTGGATGTAGCCCATGGCTACTTCATTTATTTCCTTGTTGGTAACAACTTTAGCCCCGCTTCGGCGGGGTTTTTTTAATCCCCTGAATCCCCGTAGTCGTTCATACCTGATAGCTGCCCAATAAGTTTCTTATTAAGGGACATACCACCGGTAATCTCAGCCATGGCACGTTGCTTATAGCGTGTAGTTACCGAGCGGCTTATGTTTGTACCTGTAATAGAAGCACCTGGATTAGCAGCATTAAACTTGGCTATAGTCTCAAGTGTCTCTTCAATTAGGTCGGAGTCATTATTATCAATCCCCATAAAGAACGCATCTAGCAAGGACTGCCTGCGATTAAGGATGTTTTGCTCTGCCGTCTTCATCTCAATATTAGACTTTTGGCGTTGAGCAAGGCGCTCTGGGGAGAATCCTATAAACTGCAATCCTGCTTCGTAGCCCGAAACGTCACCTAGGAGCTCATTTCCCTTAAGGGTTGTGGCTCGCCCCTCAGAAGCTAAACGAATGCCTTTTAGAGCGTTTTTAATGACGGCTGGGGTGCCTGTTTCAAAAGCCCTTTGGATATAGCCATCGTTATATTGTTTAACTGCCTCGGCACCGTTAATAACCAAGCCTGCTGAAGGGCCTAGTAAGTTAATAAACATGTTTTGTACGGCTGTAACTTCATCAGAACTCTTACGGGTATCTCTGTACCACATATCATTTAAGCTTAAACGGCTGGCTACGTCTGCACCAAGCGCCTGTGATACCACCCCACGGGAAATAGAGTCGCCTACAAAACCGCCAAAGGTCTCGTTACACCAGTTTTTAAACCAGTTATCAAAGTCCCACTCTTCTTCGTCATCGCCGAACACAGCTTGCATGGCGTTAATAACACCAGACACAGCCCACCATAAGGGTAAACCCGAAGCTCCAGCAAATACCGCAGTTAATCCCAAGGTACCAAGTAGCCTGTTACGAGCTTCTACTTGCATGTCCTTCATATATTGATCGACCGCTGCGTCTAATTCGGCTTCAGTTAAAGGCTCCGCATCAGGGGTATTTATCCTACGGCTTCCTTTTATTTGGTCGGCTATATCTTTGTACATGCCAAGCCTAGGATCGTTTGGATCTATCTTTGCTATTTCTTTGCGCTGGTCAGCTGTAAGAATGCTTCTTTGCCATTCGTACAAACTTCTAGCCAATAGGTAGGTCATTTGTTGGGCAAACTGCTTAAACTGAAGAATAACTTTAGCGTATGAACTTTGAAAATAACGTGGCTTATTTAATGTTGAGTAATCAAACATTGATTTGTAGGTTAGTTCTTTAGTAACTTCAATTGCTTTATCAAATGCAGCTTTATCTGTATAGCCGTCGGCTTTAGCTTTATCGTAGGCTAAGTCAAATACGCTCATGCCCACAACTTCACGGTTAAATTTCTCAGCGCCATGGAACAAACCACTTAGCACTTTCATAACGCCTTGAGTTTTACCAGTGTATAAATTAGAAGGGGCTTCAGCCATGCCAACTATGTCGTGTGATAACGTAATGTCAAACAAGCCATCAACTACAAGTTTGTCGTAAGCACGCTGCTGCAATTCTGTTAATATGCCGGCTTTATTGTTTAATGAAGGAAAAGCTGCATTACCATCTTTGTCTTTAAATCCAGCGCCCGCAAACTTTTTAGCAAGCGCACTCATTTTTGCGGCGGTTTTTGCGTTACCAAATCTAGCACCTACTACAGGCAAGCCGACTGCTACAACGCCTAGCATGTTTACCAATGCTGAAGCAGGCGAAGTCATAAACCAAATAAAAGAAGCATTAGATAAAAACCCTGGTATTCCACCAGTGTCCGTAGGATTCATTATGTATTCCATACGTTTTTCTAGCTCGGCTACATACTCAGCATCAATCTTGCCTTCTCTAGTATCTTTTTCTTTAAGCCCTTGTCTAGCTGTAGCTAGGTCATCAAACATCCCACGACTATGTTTATACCGAGAATGCTGATAAGACATATGGAACGCCGACGACGTAAACGCACGCAGCATGTCTAGTTCCATACCAGCAACACCTTTACGGTTCATAAACATCTTGCGGACGCTTTGATCTGGCAGGGTTAAGAAGTAAAGTTGCTCTAAGTTTTCTTCAATATTAGCCTTAAGCGCTTCATTAGTCTCGCCTTTGCCTGACTTAATAATATTTTTGAGTTCTTCTAAGAACGTAAAGTCACGCATATTATCTGAGGCAAGTTCTTGTATGGAGTTACGAGCTTTGACTTCGCTACCAGTAAGTTTGCGATTAAGGTCTTTTTCTAGTTGAGCTTTACGCTCGGCTAAAAACGCATTGCGTTGTGCAGCACTCTCAAACAAGTAAAATTCTTTTTGCTTGCCATCAAAGAACTGAACCGAGAACCTACCAAAACGGCGTATTGGGAAATACACGTCTACCTTATGCTTAGAAAAATGCTCCCTTAATCTCTTAACTTCAGGGTTATTCTCTAGCTCTGCGGTTTCTAAAACGTACTTAGGATCTTTAATATCTGCAGTGGTACGGTACTGCGCCTTCTTATTTTCAACGGCGTTGTTAATATAGTCGGCCAAACTCTGCTTATAAAAGTCTCGCACTTCTCTGTATATGGCCTGCCCTTCTTTGCCAATTTGTTCCCAAGCTTCATCAACCTCACGGCGTTGAGTTTTACCTTTGTCCGGATCTTTATTTAACGTAAACAAATTACCCTGTTTATCTGTATAGGGTGGGCGATCATCAAGCGTAACGTCAATCATTAACTTGTTAAGTATTATTGCTAGCTTAGGATTGTCCTTCTGCCATTTTTGCCAACGTAGCGCAATCTTCCTAGTTTTTTCAAGCCGCTGGTTACGGTCGTCAAGCATGCCCTCTACTTTTGCAATAAAGGTTCTAAACTGCGGAATTCTGTTACCAGCCAAATCATTTAACTGACGTAGGGTAAACCCGCCTAAATAGTACTTACGGGCCGTATCGTTAACGTTCTCAAGAAAATCTCCCATGCCCATCTTTAGCATGTTCCAAGTTGGACGACCAAAAAATCTTCTATCTATGGTGTTCAAGAAGTTGGGATTAGCAGGCATATTGCCTTTTAATATTGATTTACCTCTAGCGGGGAAGGCACGCATATTAGCAGTAGTAGCTGGGGGAGCTTGCAATATGATGTTAGCGTTGGCAATTGTGTAGCCAAGCACGTTATCTAAACCAAAGAGTTTTGCAATAAATTTAGTAAATGCGTCCCATAAGCTTATTTTGCCACCTTTGTATCTAAGGTCTCGTAACAGATTTTGGAACTCTTCATTAGCAAAAGCTTCAGATACAAACTCGTCTACGCTTTTAAAACCATACTCTTCAAACTCAGGCTTGCCTTCGTATTTCTTTTTAGCGTACTCAAATAGTTTATTTAGCTCAGTTACAGCGTCTTGTTGCTGTTTAGTTAAATTATTAAAGTTCTCTGGGTCTAAGGCATACATTGTTCCTGCATGAGTTACTTCATGCAGCAACGCCCAAGTGCTCATCCCACCTTTGCTTGAATTTAAATTAATAGTGTCTAAATAGCCACCGTAATACACGCCAGCAGAGTCTATATGGCTTACTGCGTCTTGATACGATTCAAGCACGGTATTAAATTGCCCAATAATGGGAGGTATTACATCTTTCATGTACTCTAGTTGGCCAGAGGCAATCGCTTCTAAACCTTCTAAATTGCCACGGAATACATCTTCTGTATCTAATGGCTGGTCAAACTTATAGTGTTTAATAAAATCTGGACCCCAATCATACGTTCTGAGGGTATTTAAAAAAGTGGGTTTAGCTCGTTTGGCGTTGTACTCAACTAACTCTTTAGCCAGGCGAACTTGTTGATTAATTACTACATCAGTTTGTAAATTTAAACCTTTTAGTCTTCTAGCAAGATTAGTTATAAACTTATTGTAAGAACCAGTAACTGATTCTCTAGTTAATAACTCAAGCGCTCCGTTAAGATCCCCAGCTTCTATGCGAGCCTGGATTGCAGGGTGCATTGGGTAGAACAACTTAGGATCAAGCGTTTCAGTCTTGCTAGGTGGTTTATACCGTTTAAGTCCTGCATCAAACACAAAACCTTCAGCTTTGCCAGTAGGATCACGGCTAATAGTCTGTATGTATTTACGTGCCACACCACCTTCTTTTTTAAGTTTGTCGGCCCGCTCTATGGCAGCGTCAGCATCTTTAACCATCTTCTGATACGCAGCTACTGTAGCGTCAAAGCGTTTTAGTTCTTTTGCAGGTAAGTTATCTTCAACCCATTTCTTAAATAATGTAGCCTGCGCTTTGTTTTGATCTTTAAATACTACGCCAGAATAAGTGTTGTCTTTTATACCAAGGTCAAACGCAGCCGAACGCATAGCCAAACTATAAGTTGGGTAGCCGTTTCTGCCCCC